TCAACATCACACTAGCGGCTGACACATATATATCAATAACAGGGCCGTAAAAAAATATATAATTCATGAGGTTTTTACTTGACACCCATAACCTTTACGGTATCCTTAAGGCTTAGCTTTCTTTTTTTAGAAAGCTTTTATCGTTATGGTTGTTCCTTAAGGAGACCTTGCGATTATATCACAGATTATCCTTGACAGTTGTAAATTCCTAAAGATAATTGAAAATAAATGGAATACTGTTCGGACTTTAGATATGACTTAGAGGTAGGGCAAGTGGCTGAGGCCGGGCTTGCTGATACCTTTGCTAATAAGAAAGTGGAGGTCAAGCGGGACTTGATAGCCAAGAAGACTGGGAATATATTTATTGAGTACGAGAGCCGGGGTAAGCCATCCGGGCTAGCTACTACTCAGTCGGACTTCTATTGTTTTGTAGTAGAGGACTTACATATAATGTTACCTACACAGCAGCTAAAGGATATAGCTAGAAGCTATATAGGAACAGGCCGGGACGTACTTGGTGGGGATAATAATACTAGTAAGGGTATACTACTTAGGTTAAAGGATTTAATACCATGAGCGAAGACAAAGAGGATTTAATGAAACAAATCACGGAATCAATCCGGGAGGTTTCGGATAGTAAAGAGATACAACAGATAAGTAGCCTAAGCCGGCATAACCCGGAAAAGGTAGCCAAGATGCTTTACTTATATGCAACTGGCAATAGCCAGACCCGGCTAGTTAAGAAGTACGGATACGATAGGCAAACAGTAATCAGTGTACTTACTGACTACGCTGACCACTTAGGTAAGTTCAAGGACTTGTCCGGAAAGATAGCGGCCCGGAACTACTTAGATATGTCTTCATTAGAAGAGGACTTGATTGAATCAGTACGGGGCCGGCTCCAGAGTGGTGAGCTAGAACCAACCTTCCGGGACTTAAAAGAACTTTCAATAGCAAAAGCTAACTCAGCACGTGAGGCACTTACCGCTAGAGGTGAGGCCACACAGATAACTGAAGACCGTAGGGTGTATACTCAAGAAGATTACGAGGAGACAATCAAGGCTGCTCGTGATAGATTAGATAAAATAAAGAAAGCGGAGGTAATAGATATAGATGATAACTGAAGACTACGATGATTTATTTGATAGAATCCGGGGTAACCTCGGTGAGCACTTCAGTAACTATATGTTTATTGTCATGGATGACGAGGGTGATTTGTTTTATGACTATACTAATTTCCGGGTAGGAAAAATGTTAGTAAGCGAAACACAGAAAGATATGGAGTCCGATGGCTTAGATATAATCTGGGAGGAAGAAGAACTCTCTGATGATATATCTGATGATGATTCTTTATGGAATTAAAATTTACAAAGCATCCTATACTAGATGCACCCAGTGATGAAGAGATTCTTTTGTTAGCACAAAAGGAGCCGAAGTTACTAGCCGAATTACACAAGGCCCACGAGGGCAGAATACTTGCTGCCGAGGAAGACCCACTAAGATATGGGTTTGATTTAGCCGGGTGGGATAGAATGCGGGCCGGGCTTAGCGAACACAACGAGTGCTTAACACTCGGTGGTAACCGTTCCGGAAAGACTACTGGTTGTGCAAAGATGGTAATGCAAGCAGTAACAGAGAACACTGACGGACATATAGTTTGTTTTTCACAGAACGCTGATACATCAATCAAGGTACAACAAGCAGCAATCTGGGAGATGATGCCCAAGGAGTTCAAGAGAAAGACTAAGAGTATAGAAGGTTACATTAATTTTTCTATGCAAAATGGATTCACCGGTAGTTCATTTATATTTCCGGACACACGTACTCGTGTTGACTTCAAGACTTATACTCAGTTCAGTAATAACCAAACTATCTTAGAAGGTTTTGAGTTCGGGTTCAGAAAGACAGGTGGCCTAAACATTGGAGCTTGGCTTGATGAATACCTAGGTGATGCTGCACTAGTAAACACTTTACGTTTCCGTCTAGCAACAAGGGATTCCAAACTGTTGATTGGATTCACACCTATTGATGGGTACACGCCTTTTATATCAGAGTACCTAAAAGGAGCAGAAACATTAGAAACACGAAAAGCTGAACTGTTATCGAATAAACCATTACCTGTAAAGCAATACAGCCCGGAGCGAGATGCAAGCATTGTATACCTTCATTCAGATGAAAACCCATTTGGTGGATACGAGCGTATAGCTAAGGACTTAGCAAATCGTTCCGAAGAAGATATAATGGTTAGAGCATACGGTGTGCCAGTAAAGTCAATGACTTCGCTGTTACCTTTATTTTCTACAGAAGTCAATGTACTCGGAGATGAGGAGAATAAACACGGTATGAAGTTTCCCGAAATCAACGAGGACTTTACAGTTTATCAAGTGGTTGACCCAGCTGGTGCCAGAAACTATTCAGCACTATGGGCAGCAGTAAATGAAAACGAGGACGTATATATCATGCGTGACTGGCCGGATAGGGCAACGTATGGAGAGTGGGCATTGTTTGGTGACCCCAAGTGGAGATATGGCCCAGCATCTAAGAAGATAGGACTAGATGTTCAAGGATATGTAGAATTATTTAAAGAGATAGAAGATGAGATGGGTGTAAAAGTTATGGAGCGAATAGGTGACTCCAGATTCTTTGCTAAAGAAAATGAAAACAATACTGACTTATTTACTAGCTTTGAAGACTACGGTATGGTATTCGTACCAAGTGATGGTAAGAATGAAGAGATAGGTATTACCGCAGTAGACGAATGGTTTAATTATAATCCTAATTATGATATAGATGAAGCCAATAGGCCTAGATGTTATATACACGAAGGATGTGAGAATTTAATTGACAGCTTAATAAATTATAATAGTAATGGAAAGATGGATGAGGCACTTAAGGACTTCTTTGATTTAATACGATACTTACGTATGACCAATGGAGGCCTAGGCCCCGACCACTATAACAGTTATCAGATGATGGCTACAGTAAAATCAAAAGGAGGATATTAATGAAAACTAGATTAGTAACACTATCAGAAGAATACAAAGTAGATTTTGACGAAGCGTTACAGCTTGCTCTGGATAAATTACCAGCAGAGATGGTTACCGGTAAAGGTAAAGGTACTTGGATAAATGAAGAAGGAGTAGAAATTCTCAAGGAAGCATTTGATATTCCAGAGATTGTACCAAAACATATTCAAGTAAAAATAATCAAGGAATGTCCTAATAGATGTTATAACTGGGCTTATAGTAAAGAGCTAGGCAAACGTGTACCAGTTCTTTTACCTAGGAAATTCTGGGGTAAACTTAAGGGTAAGATGGTTACAGTTGAGTGCATCGAAGATGATAGGGGTTCTAGTTATAGATATGTCCAAAAGAAAATCAAAAGCTGCTAGGTGTCTGACTGCTACACAAAAGTGGCGGAATGAACAGATAGATAGATTGTGTGCTTGGGAAATGTTGTGCAGATATATTAAGCACGAACATACTACCGAGATGTCACATTCGGATATGTGTGATAGAATAGGAACACCAAAAGATTTGTTAAGAAAAATCTTAAAATCTGCTAGAACAAAAATCAATGGAAAGTGAATCAATTTCAAATGCACTTACTTATGTAAGTAGCGAACCCGATGTAAAAACTCTTAGATACTCATATGACCAAACGGTTACAGAGTTAGAAGCATATTTCGATTTATGCCGAAGCTCGTATGATGACCGAAGAAACTTTTGGCCCGGCAAAAGCCGTGACCACCGTAAGCACGGTTCCGATGCATTCCCTTGGGAAGGTGCATCAGATATGGAGGCCCACACTATTGATGAACGCATTACTCGCTTGGTATCTCTTTTTATGTCTTCTTTGGATAGGTCTAATGTTAGAGCTTATCCTGTAGAAAGTAATGACATGGCACAATCTCAAGTTGTATCCAGTTTCTTAAAGTGGATGACAACCTCTGGTTATATCCCTCGTTTCAAAAAAGAAATGGAACTAGGTGCCAATTATTTACTAGAAAGAGGTATGTTAATTACATACGTTGGCTGGCATAGAGAGGATAGAACTTACTTACAGAAACTTAATCTAGCTCAGATTGGACAGATGAATCCAGATATATACCGAGCTATAGAAGAAGGTAACAGAGACGATGAGTTAACTTCTTTGATGCAACAAGTATTTCCTACAGCTTCTCCTAAGAGAATCAAGAAAGCATTGAAAGAATTACGTAAGGGTGGTGAAGCAGAGCTACCTATTATACGTAGACAAATAGATGCACCGGAAGTTAAAACACTAGCACCCGATGGGGATTTCTTTTTCCCACCGTATGTAACTGACCCACAGCGTGCACCATTCTGTTTCTGGAGAACCTACTATACACCACAGGAATTACAGAACAAAGTAATTACAGATGGATGGGACGAAGACTTTGTTGAATACATTATCGAACACTATCGTGGAGTAAATGTATATTCAGTAGAAAGAGAACAAGAAGGTCAAAGAAGTATTGGTCTAACTGACAGAGGATACCAAGCAGATGAGCTAGTAGAGATTGTATATGGTTACCAAAGATTGATTGACCCAGAAGATGGTTCGGAAGGAATTTATCAAACAGTATTCCATAGAGAGTTTGATGGT